GCCTACTGACTAGTAACTTAATACCCTCTAGCCTACTGACTAGTAACTTAATGACTATTAGGCTTAAAAAACTATGACTAGTCATATACACGAAATGACCACTTATAGACTTGCAAAGTGCAGGAAGGTAGTTTATATTTATCTTATTGAAGCAAGGGGCTTCAATAACACAAAGGGAGAAACAAATGTCATACGGAGTTCAAATTACAGTTAAGTACACAGAAACAACTTCAAATGGAACTATCACTACAGAAAGAGATTATTCTTTTCACGTTGATACCGCAACAAATGCTTGTGATTTAATTACTGAAACCGCAAAGAATGCAAAGGAAATGGGAGCAACCGTACTAAAGGTTAAGGTAACTGAAGAGAATCCAAACTCTTATGAGAACCCTTACCGCAACCTTTCAGATAGCGAAATCTTGGACTTACTCCTAACCAAGTAACCGCAAGAATTAGCCCCCCTATCCAAGGGGGGCTTTTTCTTTTTCTAAGACACACCGCACAAAAGCTTCCCTTTAATCTTGCAAAGTGCAGGAAAGTAATCTATTCTTTCGGTAGTGGGAAACCAAGTACCACACTAGGGAGAAAACAAATGAAACTAGCAATTAAACTAACCGCAGAAGGAAACGCTTCTATCATTGACCTAACGGCAGATAGTAACGAACTACTAACACTTCAAATGGCGGTAGGGGGTCTTATTGAAGCAAAGACTCTTGAAAGTGGTTACACACTTATTATGAATGAAGAAGGAAAGTTGCAAGGTCTTCCAGTAAATTCAAGAGCAACTGAAATTTGGTTGGCTAACTTTCCAAACTTTCCTGATGTAATTCTCGGTGATGTAGTTATTGCAGGGGGTTATGATGATGAAGGTGAGCAACTAGGTCTTGACTCTGATTATGCTAACCGCTTATTGAAACTCTTTGCACAAGCATAAGAACTAAAGCAAAGAACCCCCGACCTAAAAGGAAGGGGGTTTTTTGTTGTCTTTATTTAGGGAAGAACTCCAACACTTTCACCTTGAAAGAGATAAGCCAAAATTTCTTCATCAAAGCAACCGCACTCATCAAATCCTTTAGACTTTCTGAAAGCGTTAATTGCTTCTACTGATCCTTCTTCTAGACGACCAAACTTATCATTCATTACTGAATTGAAACCTAAATCATTCAACCGCAGTTGAACTGTCTTGACTGACTCAGAGTTTCCTTCATAAGCATTTACTTTCAATGCAGAAAGATAGACATACTTTTCAGGGTTGGCTTGAAAAGTTGGGGCTTTCTTTTCTTTCTTTGGTTCTTCTTTAATCGCTACTGGTTCAGACTCAACGGCGAGCGCTTGCTCATTAGTTGAAGGTGCTACAGAACCAAGCAAAGGCATAAGGTTTTCTTGCTCGCTCATAGTCTCACTTCTTTTCTGTGGGGAATTTGCCAAGCCACTCTTTGAACTTAGCGTAGTGCTTTCCACTAGTACTAGTATAAGCGTCTTTGCCTATGTGCCAAGAAGTCCAGTCGCTTCCACCATTACTCATATGCATAGCAATTTGAGCGTTCTTGACTGGGTTAAATAAGTCCGCATTATGCTCTAAATCAAACTTGGTTCGTCTGTCTTCTCCAAGAGTATCTATCATATTGATTTGAAATATGCCGTAAGAACTGTCGCCAGTTAATTTACTGCCATTGAAAGCAAGAGGACGACCATTGCTTTCCTTCTTGGCTATTGCCCAAGCTTCTTTCAAGTCTTGACCTTTAAAGCCAACTGCTTCTAGTAACCACACCAACTCAATGTCGGTAAGGCTTGTCTTGTTTTCAAAGTAAGAGAAAGGCTTAGTCTTCTTGACTGACTCTGACTCAACTGCTGGTCTTGCTTCTGTTGCCACTTGCTCTGTTGCGACAACCTCTTGGACTTTGCTCTCTACTGCTACGGCTGCTGCTGTTGAGGTGATTACCACAAATAGCGACAGTATCGCCAACACCTTTTCGGGTGAGTTTAGAGATGGGTTCATTTGGTTTTTCCTTTGTTAGGTTACGGGGACAGGGTTGGAGACTTCACCAACCCGACCATCGCCTCTTAGGGGATAGCCTTACTTCAAGTGTCTAATTCGTAAATCTCCTTGTGTCGTTAACTTCCTGTTCATAAACTCTAGCATATGTGCAGGGAAGTCCTCTAGTCAAGTCAAGCGTGAGCGTGTTTTTTATTTTAATTTTTTACCCTAAAACCCCTGCTCACCCCTGCATAAACCTAAAATACCTAAAATGCCCCAAAAAAAGTGCAGGAAGGACTGTTTTCAGCCCTTCCCGACACTTTAGGGGACTTGCGAGCGCCTAGCGCTTGTCCCTTGCTGAAAGGGTAGCAAGAGCGATAGAACTAAGTCCAAGAGATAAAGCAAGGCTATCTCCCCCTGAACTGTTCTGAAGTCCAGCAATAATTGAACCAACTGCCATCACCATAGAGATAACCGCAGTCCAAACCACTCTTTTTAGATCCATTTACTTTTTCCTTTTCTTCTTAGTAGTAGGGCTTGTCTTGCTCTGTGCTTTCTTTCCAGTAGGGCTAGTTCTGCCTACCAACCTTGCTGAAGGGTCTCTAGCCTCTACCCCATTTGAGTAGATAGCCTTTCTAGCAGTTCGGTAAGCGACCCCCAACTCTTTAGCGACTGCTTCAATAGCCAGTCCCCCTTCATAGAGTTTTACTGCTTCTTCTTGGATACTAGCGACTTTCATTTGTTAGTTGTTTCCTTTTCTGTCTAGAGATTTCCGCTTCAAGAAATCTAATCTTTTCATTTTTTTGGTTGATGACTCGGTGCAACTGTCCCTGCGCTCTGATACCAACAACCATAACAAAACACGAACCTGCGAGCGCAATAATTATTGCGAGCATTGTTCCATTATCTAGAACCATTCTTACCCTCCTTCCTTGTATAGGCAAAAGTAAAGACGGAGAAACAACCAACCCAGTCCCCCCACCTTTTTCCAAAGTGAAAGGTTCTCCAGTTAGTAGCCACAATATTTAGCCAAAGGGTATAGCGACCAACCCCAATAGTTATATGAGCTAAATAAGTCGGTAGCCCAAATCCAATATCAAACATCATCTTTTTTCCCCCTTCTTATATATAGTCTTTAGTGAATAGAAAGGCAAATCCCGGACCATTACCTTCGGGGTCTTGGGATAGACATAGCCCTTCCCCATTATCAAACTCTAAGAAAGGAATTGGTTCGTGGTCTGAGATATCCCAGCCCAACTCCTGCGCTTCTTCCGCAGTAGCGTTTCTAACTTTTATGAGAGTCGCCCCTATGAGAGACCCCCACTCCTTCTCTAGGTATTTCGTCAAGTCGCTCACGCACACGCCCCCTCTAAGGTTTCTGAACAGTCATAACAAAAACAACAATAGTTTTTTATCTCGCCAAAAAAACTCATTACGGGAAAGTGTGTTGCTATGTCTCCGCATAGCACGCACTCTTTTTCCCCCTTCTTATATAGAGAGTCGGTAGTCATACTGAAACCCCCTCTAATCCTTCATCATTTCCAAAGTCGGCAGGGCTTACCAAGTCCAACCACTCTCTGAATAGATAAATCAAACCTTCTCGCTCTTGCTCTTTCTGTTCGTATAGTTCCTCATAAAGGTCATACGCTGAAAGTTCCGCATACTCTAAAACTTCTTTCATTGGATAGATAGGCATTTGCTCTCCCCCTTATGGATAAATCAGGTCTAGGCAGAATTGGTTCATCTGCTCTGTCGGAACTTTACACATTTCAGGTGTTGTAGCGTCCATAGCCCAAGCGAATAAAGCCAACAAGATAAGCCCAACCGCAATTCTGCGACGAATAAACTTTGCTTCTGTTTTCACTTTGTCCCTGCTTCCTGTGACTCCCTTAGCCACTAGTAGAACTTTACCAAACTTTCCTGACTTTTTCTACTTTCCTGCTTTCTTTCCACTTTGGGCGTGTCCTGCTAGTTCTAGCAACTCGGCAACTGTCCTTTGTGGGAAGTAGTGAGAGTGTCTATCTTTGAGCGTTACTGAAATAACTAGGTGGCTTCTTTTCTTTTTTGAGGCGTGCTTGATATGTCCTAGTGTCCCAAGCACCGCACTATCAGGTAGAAACTTCATAGCTTTATTTTAACAACTTTCCTGACTTTTCTCAAATACATTTTTTCCCCTTTATATATAGACGGAGAAAAAGGGACGCTCTTGCGAGCGCCCCCTTCCCTTTAACAAGATGTAACGGCTTGGTATCTCCAAGTCTTTCTTTCTATTTGTGTTTTTACTGAGTGGCAATTAGCGCAGAGAACTTGGCATTTCTCTATTTCTTTTTTTAATACGGCAAGACTAAATCCGAGTTGTAGCCCTGTGCTGATATTAAAATCTTTCTTACCTGAACAATGGTCAAATTCTAGAACCATTAAATTAGTTTCTCCGCAATGATTACAAGGATTTTTCTTTAAGTATTCTAGAACGAAAGCCTTTCCTAATACTTGGCGTTGAGCGATAGTTCCAATAGCCTTTTTCTCGTTGCGTGTATTTTCTTTTAAGGCTTCTAACGCTTGCTTATTTTCACATCTTTTCTTTGCGAGTTCTCTATTTTTGGCTTGGATTTTTGGTGCTTCTATTAGCCACTTATCACGAACGGCTTTGCGCTCGGCTAATTCTCTTTCATACTTTGCGAGATTATCGGCAAGTCTTTTATCTCTTTCCGCTTGCTTAATCTCTCGTATATCGTTCTTAGTCATTAACATACTGTGTCCCTTAATCTTTAACGACTCTCGCTTCCCTAGCGAGTGTGTGTAAGTTAATTGTAATCTACTTCTCTGACTTTTCCAACGCTATTCATAGCGAGTCGTTTTTTCCCCTTTATATATAGACGGAGAAAAAATAACCCCCACCTTTCGGTGGGGGCTTACTTTTTAGAGCGCACCTTCTTGCGCTAGACCTATCTCTAAGTCTAAGAGTTCGGCAGGTGTCGCTTCTGATAAATCTACCCAGCCAGCACCTTCCTCATCTATGCGAAAGATTTCTACATATCCCATTTGTAATCACCCCACCTTCATTAGTGCTTTGTATTGCTTTGTTCTCTTTATCTTAGTGCTTGTTGCCTTGTCTTGTAAAGCAAACTGAAAACGCCAAGAATTAACTTCTAGGTGTGTCTTTATTCTATGGCAAGTAGAGCAACGGACAACACATTTTTTCATTTCTTTTTGTAGTAAATCAAGAGATGTATTACTTAGTAACGCTGTTCCTATATCAAACTTTTTACTGTGAGTGTGGTCAAACTCTAGTGCCAATATATTATTCTCACCGCAGTCAATACAAGGGTGCTTCTTTAGATAATTAAATACATAAGTTCTTGCGTCAAGCCTTCTAGCAGCGTGATTTTTCTTTTGTCTTTTAGAAACACAAGGCTTACATTTACCTTCCCAACCCGCCTTGCCATTTGCCTGTATCTTAGGCTGAAAGTTAGATAGTGCCTTTGCTTTGCCACAACCATTACAAGGTCGCTTACCTTGCTTTAATAAGGCTCTGCGCTTCTCTGAACGCTTCTCTGAACCTTTACGCAAAATGGCTTGGCACTTCTTACATCTTGCTCTTTTTCCGTATTGACCTTGTTCGTGCTTATTAAACTTTGATAGCGGTAGAGGATAGAAACACCCAATACATACTTTTGTTTTTTCTTTTGGCAATTTGATTACCCCTTTATCCCTATTCACCTTCGCTTCCCTTAGCGAGTGTGTATGGCTTTATTCTACACGACCTTCCTGACTTTTCGCAATATGAAACCAAATCGGTGTTTCGTGCGTCTAACAATATAGAAACGAAAAGGGTATTTATATATAAGAGGGGGAAAATATGAACTATCAAGACGCTTGGGAAATAAAACGACCAACAACTAACTGTCCTATTTGCGGAGATGAAACTATAAATAATTATCTCTGTGAGGAATGCGCTGAACATTACTGATAAGCGACACGCCAATAACAAGTTCCCACACTTAGAACGGCACATAGAATAAAATTAAGATACAAGCCAAGAGAAAGGGAACTCAAGTGGCAAGAGTAAAGGCAAGAGAGGTAATGATTTGGATAAATTGTTATCGGTGCGGAGAGGTATTTGAGATTAGGCAAATAGATTACTACCGCAACATAATCTGCGAAAAGTGCTAAAGGTAGCCCCCGAGAAATCGGGGGTTATTTTTTGTCTATATATAGGGGGGAAAAACTAAACTCGGTATTGAGTCAAAAGATAAAAAGGCTCGGCAGTTTTATTATCAAACTTTGAGGATACGGCGAGCGCAGTTTTAATAGCTGACCTTGCGTTAGTGAGAGTTCTTTTCTTTCCTTCTGATAGGGCATTGAGAACCCCTAAAGCATAGGCTGAACCTGAACCAACGGCATACGCCCCAACTGTATCGTGGCACCAAGAAAAGTCCTCACCTATTTCATAGATAGTTCCATTGACCAAGATAACTAACTGACTTTCGTGTTCCCCGTCTTTTGAGTATGAGGCTTCCTCAAAACACTTTTTTAGTTCCGGGATAAATACGGCAGTAATAAACTTATCTAATTTCAAACCTAAAGTTGTTGTGGTACATACTGGTGGCTTAAAAACGTGGGCTAATATATTTATTGCTCTTACATCCCCAGCCACGGCAATTATGTAATTACCATTCTTAAAAACTTTTCCATTATCTTTCGGCAGAATATAAGTCCTGCCATCTTCCTCTGAAACCCTAGAGTCATAGCCAATAACCGCCCAGCCTTCACCCTGAACCGCAGCTATTGTTGTCAAGATTTTTTCCTTACTTAGTAGTTAAAGTCATTCCACAATTCATCACGCAAGGCATACTCATATTTATCGGCAAGGTGAGAGTTTTTCTCTCCTATATCCTCACTTTCAATAAGTCTGTCTAGCGAAAGAACGGCGGTGTATTCGTTGTCCTCAAACATTATTACTATCTTTGTATCTCCTTCGGCAGGGTCATCAACGATAGCCACAACGAACGGGGCATTATTTCCATTAGGGTGATATACCTTTTGAACTATTTCCATACTCTAAAGAATAACCGCACTCAACCTTCCTGATTTTCCCCTTCATATATAGAAAACCCCCCACCTTTCGGTGAGGGGCTTAGAGACTATTCGCCCCATAACTCTTCTAAGGTATCGGGCTCATAGGGGTTGCCTATCTCCTCTTGTTCCTTTTCAAAAGTCCAAGCGTTACCGCACTCGCATTTTACTTCTGAGGATACATTCCCCCAGTCGTCGGTCATAAAGTCTTCTTCCCAAGCCTTACCGCAACTACCGCACTCAACTTCAAGTGTTATATCTTCGGAGTAGATACCCGAACCTTTCATACTTCCTTCATAACTCATAACTTTCTCCCTTCTGAGTTAGTGTCTCTATTCTACATTACCTATCTGACATTCTCAATAGGGACACTTCACCCCCGCTAGGGAGGCAGGGGTGAGGTGCGATAGGCAGGGAAGCCTATCTCAACGGGGAGCGATAGGAAGGGAATCCTCGCTACTACCCGGACTACCATTCTAGCATTACTGTTTTACTTCAAAAACTTTTTCCCCTACCCGTTGAAGCAGTCGGGACACTCCAGCTGTCTCATCTGACCGCTTACCTCACTTCTTATTTTTCCCTCCCCGTAGCAAGTCTCGCAGTTAGGGTCTCCCTCATCAAGAACGC